ATCATACATATTATCGGAATCCATTCTTTTTGTATAAGATTTGCTAAGTGTATTCAAGCGAATCTTATTTGGTGATTTATCCCAAAAGCAAATAGGATTGGGTTGCATAATTTTATATTTTGTGCTTGATGCAAGCACCTCATCAGTAATCAAAACACATGTGGGATTCCCAGAGTTATCCGAAATATCATATTCATGTGAAACAACATAAATAATTTCATTGTCATTTATAGACACTTCATGGTTGCTTTTGAGAGAAGAACTAGAAACAATATCATTTGATTCATAGTGCTTTCCTTTTTCGGCAGGAACTAAATAACAACCAGTTAAATCTACAAACTTTAAGAAATGGTTATCACCAGTTAAGTCAAGACTTACTCTCTTAAGTGTCGTATTTTTAATTGATAGAACACTGTTATCTACAACTGATGAAGTAATTAGGTGAGGCTTAAATCCAAGGTATGCACCGCCCGTTTTATCGGCGGAGGATGAAGAGAAAGAATCCGTAGTAGGAATATTAAATGTCGGATAAGTAAGAAATCTCCCTTGTGGAGTGGCGTTATTGAGAGGATTAGCAAAAGTATATCCAAGTGAAGCCTTGTGCAAAAATGGAGAAGTTAAACCGGCATCTAAATTAGAATCTTCTGTTTTGAATGTTTTAAGAGCCACAATTTTAATAGCAGATGCAGAAGTCTCTCCAAAGGTTTTACCAGAATTAGAAGTATTTCCTCCTTCTAAGCCATTGAAGAATTTAAATATTTCACTCGTAGTATATGTAAGTTGGCTTTTTCTATCTGCATCTTGAGTTGCACCCCAATTTGAACTAGAAATTTCAATAGAAAATGTATAAAACGGGTCATCATAAGTAGCGGAAGTACCAAACGATGCTCTATATATTCCTTCAAACGCAATAGGCAAAAGAAATGTTTGTATTCCATGAGTTGTTGATTTCTGCAATTTAGAGAAATGACTAGCCATATTTGAAGTAGATTCTTCTTTATAATAACTAGCCCAAGCAGAAGGAGAATCATCATTGGTAATCACCCCTTTTAACATATGAATGTTGGTAGCATTACTTCCCGTTTCTGCAACATTGAAAAGCATCGTTTCTTCTTCTCCACGGCCAACAACCCTGCTAAATTCAACCAGTTTTGCATTTTGAACAAAGAAAACATTGTCGCCGCTTGAGTATTTCCTTGAGCCTGAATTAGTAGCATTGTAGAAACCAAGATTAATTTTATCATCAGTTGTAGTATCTGTATCTAATCCCGTCACAAAACCAATAATTTTATTATTATCAACATCTAAAATCAAATCATTCGCAGAGACATTATCAACAGTAGTATTCATAACAATTCCTCCGTTATCTACCGAAGAAACCGTTAAATCATTTCCTCCACTATCTTGAACCTTAACGGCATCAAAGAAAGGGACTCTCACGGATTCAATTACTCTGTCGCTAGGAACATCAAATTCAGGGTTAATTGGATTAAATGCCCAATCATAAACAACATCTGTAAGTCTCATCAATCCAATTCTCTTAAGATTAGATAAAATCTTATTGCTACTAATAATAGAAGAATGTTTGTAATCAGTATCTAAATGAGTAATAGTTGAAGAATCCCCAACAATTTCATCTTTTGTTGATGAAGAGTTTGTTTTTCTTGCAGGAAATAACGACAATAAGCCATGTGATTGTAAAAATGCATTTGCCGCAGCATCCGAAGACTTAGCAACCATCAAACTATCTTTGCGGGTGGATGAATAAAGCAATCTATCCGAGTTGCAGAATAAAAACAGTCTTGCTGCTTTCGGGTCAATTTGGAAAAACTTATCTCTGGTATCAAGAGGATTTGGATAGTTTCTGATATGGTCTGAATCTGAACTTATTCTAATATGAGGCTCAGAATAAGCAATAACAGAATTTGAATCCACACTACTTACAAACTCTCTATCTACATAAGAAGAACCAATGATTGGTTTATATCCTCTAGTAGCAATAGCGTGATTAATGTTGTTTCCTGTTCCTGTTTTGCTATGCACCGTTAATCCAGTAGAAAAATCGGGATGCCCCTGCAAACCTTCTGCAAAATAATTTAATACTGGGCTATCTCCATAGTAAGATTGTCTTCTCCCTTTATCGGAGTCTGCTGTTAAAAAGTAGGTTTTATCTTCACCTAACTTACCTCTTTCAATATTCTTAATACGAATAATATCTGCACCAAATTTATGTTTTATTGATAGTTCAGTTGGTGCCCTTGTATAAACACTTGCTAAACTAAAATCAATTGGGAGATTATGTGGCCCAAGATAGTTGATGACCTTTGAACCATGCAAATGTGCGCCGTTTGTAAATAAGAAACTACGGGTCTTTTTACCATTTCCTATTTGTAAATAATCGCCTTGTGATGCAGTAATCGCCCTATCTAAATAAATATCGGTTCTAACGATTGGGTTATCTCCTGCTCTTACTCTATATCCTAAATATATTCCTACAAAAACACTATTAATATAAATGCTTGTTCCAATTTGTAAATCGTAATTTGTAAAAGTGCTAGGTGTGCAACCAATTACATTTGTATCTGAAGGTTCCATATTTAATTGAGCCAAATTAGTAAAAGAATCATCAACGGTTGCCCTATTATCTTTCTCTCTTCCTAAAGTAAGGGGCATATAAGGTGCTAGTTTTACAGTTTTTGTATTCCCGCCTTTCACCGATAAGATAGTAAAATCAATAAGAGTATTTACAATATCATCCGAAAAGCCAGTAATATCTAAATTGAAATCTAAATCTCCCTCAACATTTTTTACCTTATCAATATTATAACCAACTGCTTTACTAGAGGTATCGTCTGAAGTTCCAACTAATGTTGCTCCGTCTGCTAATGCGTCAAAGTCCCCAGTTAATTTAATCCCGTCTCTAAAATGAAAGCCCTTATCGCTTGTTCCCGTAAGGCTTGTAATAGAAGCCACACCTTTATTTCCTGCAAGAGATTTATTTAACATATATAGTTTTGAATTTTCTTTGAATACTGTTGTTGCTGTTGATGAGCGACTATATGGATGTGTCTGTAAGGCAATAGAAGTTCCAGTTTGATTTCCATTTACTTGCCCAATATAACCGTGTTCGCACCATAAATGGTCATTATCAGATACAGAAACTGAACTAGAAAATACCACTTGGTTGCTATTAAAGTTCCAAGTTGCAGTTTGTCCAGTAGTAATTAAATCATTGTACGGGCTTTGACTACTATAAATTACATCGTTTGAGAATAGGGTGTTTTTATTGACTATGACATCCACTAACTTAGCAAGAGAGTTTCTTGATTTAATGTCCATAAATGTCTGCCCTTCTTCAAGGCGGCGTTCAATCTGCTCTACCGCACCATAGAATACCTCGTAGTAGAGAACAAAGTTTCCTTGAACCCTTTCAAGACCACTTGTGCTATCTAAAATATTATTGTCAAAAGTAATCGTGAGAAGCCCGTAATCATCGTTTGCATTCGTAATCAGTGAACCAATGCTACAATGCTTCGTTGGATATGAGGTTGCTTGAACAAGGCCAGACATTCGGGATAACTTGCTTTCGTCAAAGTTTGCAGAGGTGATGTAGGTTGAATCCAAATGCGAAAGCCTTCTCCTATACACTTTATCTCCTTGAGCAAAACTACTAAGAGAAGTGGTTGTGGTGAATGCCCCCTCTGTTTCCAAACGGCTATCGGCCTTCAAAACTATTCTATCGGTACTGGCTACGGAATCAATAATACAGATTCTCGTTCCAATTTTGACCTCCATGTTCGCAACGAAGAATAGGTTTGGCTTTTCCTTAAGTTGAGTCAAAGTGTAAGTCCTCGGAGAAGTGTGAAGTGCGCTGATGGCTCCCACTTCTACCCACTCTCTTAAATCGTCTTCTTGTAATCGCTGATAGGCAACTAATCTATCATCAACAAATACCCGATTGGAAAGGTTTTTTGTAATGTCCACCATTGATAAAGAAGCAAAGCCCGCTTTATCAAAAGAATCCTCAAGTTCTGCTTCATAAACAGAAGGCATATAATTGTTGATTTCAGGAGAATCATTGTAATATACATATCTTTTATTTGCAGAAAAGTTCTTTAGGGAGATGTCATCATTAGTGTCCCTTTTTGCGTTGATGAAACAATCATGGTAGTCTGTTAAAGTAGTAAATGTTCCCGATAATACTGAACCTTCGTTGCTTGTACCCACATCGGGGTCATCCAATTCTTTCAGTTTATCCGTAAGAGTAATACTATAATTAAATCGGCTGTAATCAATAATTTTATTTCTATAATCGCTGACTGTTGTAAAAGCAGAGTTGTCCCCGCTACTAGTTAAAATATGATTAGCAGCAGTTGAAGTGTTTGCTAGAGCCTTTGTTCTAATAAAATATTTTTCGTTGTGATTAAGTTCATCTTGTTTATCTATGTCGTTTTCATAGAAGTAAAACAATGGCCTAGAAACAACCAGTTTAGAGACTTCTGTTTTGATTCCGGCAGAAATAGCGATTGCTTTTGATGAAAATGAGGTTGATGGCCCCTTGAAAAGCATAAACTTTACATCTTTCGCAATTTCACTTCCAAGCCTTGGGCTAAAATGAAACTTATCTCCGTCTTGGTCTGCACCAACACCTGTAATTTTAGTAATCTTCGCAAAGTGATGCATATTTTCATTATCTGAATGAATAAGAACAAAATAATCTCTCGTACCACTTAAATCAACCGAAGACAAGTCAATACCCACATTATTAAATGCATCAAAACAACGAATAGAAAAACCGTCAGTTGCATGTAGATTAGAATATTCTGTTAAAAGTTTTGCTCCCGAAACAATTTCATCAAATCTTGCGGCGGCGGCGGTGGCGGTGCCACTATCATAAATAATTGAAAAGACTCTATTACTAGCACTTAAAGCAGGGCTGAAACTAACCAACGGATTAGTTGGAGTATCGTAGTTATTATTTGCAGTAGCAGAGTTATAAGAAGTGAGCAATCCACCAACAATTACAGTCATAAGTCCACCTCCTCAAATCTCAAGTAAAGTAGCGAAGTATCATAAGAAGGGAATAATGAACTTGTGTGAACAATATCCTTTTTTGCGAAATTCTCTATTGCTAATTCATGTAATTCTCCCATAAATTGCATATCAGTAGAAGCATTATTATTTCCAGTCGTGTTCTTTCCCAAGATACAATCAGTTCGGGCAAAACTAAATTCATTTGATTGAGTGTGATTTCCTGTAAAAACTAACTTGCGATTATAGAATATACGAACCGTTTTACCTGAGTCATAATAGGCTACTGCAACATGGTGCATATTCTCTGCATACTTTGGTTCTTTAAAAGTATCAATATAAATCTCAGTATCTTGAAGAACGGGGTTTGTTGGGTTAGCATCCAAAACAACAGAAGAAGTCCCGACCGTATCAACTGTGCCGAGTAAATTGAAATCAAATCCTGACCGTGTATAAAGAGACTGGCCTGAATAAAAAATATCTGAAAGTGCTCTTGAACCATGACCTGTTGTGTTTAAATCAATTGTTTTAGAAATACCAGTAGTGTTTGTTAATCTTGCTACACTATCATAAATAATTTCTCCGTTCTTATTGAAGCCACTTAGATTATTTTTGACATGAGAATCACCGTAAGACCAGTTTTTCTTATCGGATGCTTTGATAACAACAGGACTAATGAAGGTTTCTTGAGTCGTCCCAAGAGTTAAATAAACCTTAATTTTGTATTCTGCGGGTTGATTATTATTTGTTGTGGTGGAATTGAGCAAAACAATTCTAAAATTATCATTGTGAAAAATGCACATCTCATGGGCATACCTGTTAGCAACGGAAAGATAAGCCTCGCTGATTTTTCCAGACCCGCCTTGAGGCATGATGAGGTCGTTGATGTGTTGCGCTGTTCTGCCCCTTAGACCAGCCGCACCCGTTCCATTTATGTCATACGGTGTAAGAATAGCCTCAAATGTAAACGAGCCAAGATGCGCCCATAACCCATGCGGTGCATCATCTGTTGTGTTGCTTGGAGTGCTGAAAGGGTCGGGAATATTTTCTGCATATCCTACTTTAATATGAGCATTACACATAATTGGGAAAACAATGCTTTTTTGCTTTCCAATGTAAATGTCATACATAAATATCGCCTCAAGGAAAAATTCGTGCCACTTTAAAACTCATAGTAAATGAAATATCTACGGGAGCATCGCCTTCTAAACCGAAACTAAAGGTATCAATGTAGCCTTTAAGTCCTGTTTCTTTGTCTAAGTCTGTTTGATTAGAGCCTGTTGGAAATGCACTTGGTAAAGGAACACCTTTATTGTCTTTTTCAAAAGCATCGCCTCTTGAAGCAAAGGTAAATGGAATAAATAGTGGGGCCGCTCTTTCGTCATAGTTATGGTCAATATTTGAACTAATTTTAAAAACTAACTCGTTCATTGTTTGGTGTCGTGCTAAACCCGAAGAATCAACACCCGAAGCAATTAATTGAGCAACTTCTTCTGCGGTCATATCAATGCTT